AGATGCACTAGATCAGATACGTAAAGCTATAGGTCCCAGAGACTGGTCGGCACTGTACCAACAGAACCCAGTATCCGATGAAGGTGATTACTTTTCTAGGGACATGGTGCGGTATTACGACTCCGAAGATATAGAATTTGATAAATTAAAATATTATTGTGCGTGGGATTTGGCTATTGGACAACGCGACAGGAACGACTATTCCGTAGGGGTGGTAGTTGGCGTAAGTGAATATGATGAAATTTTTGTGGTAGATGTTGTCAGAGGCAAGTATGATGGATTCGAGCTTGTAGAAAAAATACTAGATGTATACGAGCAGTGGAGACCTGGGATTGTAGGTATCGAGAAAGGGCATATAGAAATGGCGCTCGGTCCGTTCCTAGAAAAGAGGGTTAGAGAACGTAGGTTGTATGAAGCATACTTTAAAGATCTGAAGGTAGGCAGACGTGATAAAGAAGCAAGAGCAAGAGCTATTCAGGGTAGAATGCAACAAGGCATGGTATACTTTCCGAAAGATGCGGTTTGGACTGGTCCGTTGGTTGCAGAGTTGTTGCGTTTCCCGAATGGGGTTCATGATGACCAAGTTGATGCCCTTGCGTGGATTGGTCTTATGATGACAGAGTTCTCTACGTATTTTGAACAAGAAGAGCATATCCCTTCATGGAGAGATAGACTAAAATATATAGCTAAACCAACGAGGCGTAAAACGTCAATGAGTGCATAATGGCATACGGAAAACCGAAAAAAACATTAAGTAAGGCGGAAGAGGAGAATCTAGCTAGAAATAATTGGGAGAGGTACACTCGAGCTAGGGACGCGGGGCATGATGATTACATGGAGATCGCGCAGCAGTGTGACCAGTATTACAGAGGGCAGCAATGGGAAGCGGCTGATGTAGCAGCGTTAGATGACCAAGGTCGACCAGCTCTTACAATCAATACAATCTTACCTACAATCAATACAGTCCTGGGCGAACAAAGTACACGTAGAGCTGACATTAAGTTCAAGCCTCGTGGCAGCGGTATGCAAGAAATTGCTGATGTACTTACAAAAGTTTACATGCAGGTGGCGGACAACAACAAACTAGACTGGACTGAAGCGCAAGTGTTCGCTGATGGACTTATACAGGATCGCGGTTGGTTCGACGTACGTGTAGATTTTTCAGATAACTACAAAGGCGAAGTAAGAATAACTGCTAAAGATCCTTTAGATATTATTATTGATCCAGATGCTAAGGACTACGATCCACGTAACTGGACTGAAATTTTTGAAACTAAGTGGATGAGCTTAGATGAGATAGAAGAACAGTATAGTCAAAAAGCTGCAGATAAGTTAAGGATGATATCGGAGATGGGTACCTCTTACGGTGGGGACTCTATGGAGTATCAAGAGCAGAGGTACGGCGATACTGAAGAACATGAGTATTCTAGTAATTACGCATACAACCCGGAGGAGTCTAGGATTGTAAGGTCTGTTCGAGTAATAGAGCGTCAATACTACCAATTAAAAGACTGCATGTTTTATGTTGACCCAGTTACAGGAGATGAGCGTCAGGTTCCATACGATTGGGGTAAGAAAAAAAGAGAACAGTTCGCTGATGATTTTGGCTTACACATAGTATCTAAAAAAGTCCGGAAGGTTCGTTGGACAGTAACAGCAGACAGAGTGGTGTTATTTGATGATTGGTCTCCTTATGCACATTTTACTTTAGTGCCTTACTTTCCATATTTCAGAAGAGGTAGGCCGTTTGGTATGGTGCGTAATCTAATCTCACCACAAGAACAGTTAAACAAAATTAGTTCCCAGGAGCTGCACATTGTAAACACAACTGCTAACAGCGGTTGGGTAGTTGAGTCAGGATCATTGACGGGTATGACCGCAGATGATTTGGAAGAGCATGGCGCGGAAACTGGTTTGGTGCTCGAGTATAATCGAGGTTCTAGTCCCCCCGCTAAAATCCCACCAAACCAGATTCCCACTGGTCTCGATAGATTGGGGCAAAAAGCTGCTGCTAATATAAAACAGATTAGCGGTGTATCCGATTCTATGTTGGGTACAGATGGGCCAGAGGTTTCTGGTGTAGCTATACAACAAAAACAAAATAGAGGTATCTTGATGATACAAGTGCCTTTAGATAATTTAACTAAGACTAGACAGTACCTTGCAGAGAAAGTTCTACAACTTATACAACAGTACTACACAGAGGAAAGACTTATACAAATTACTGATGAGTCTGATCCGTTTAAACCTAGTATACCTGTTCCAATAAACGCTATGACCCCAGAGGGCGCTATCATTAATGATCTTACTATAGGAGAATATGATGTTGTGGTAGATACGATGCCTGCTAGAGATTCTTTTGATGAAGTACAGTTTGCAGAGGCAATACAACTAAGACAAGCAGGAGTACCTATTCCAGACGACATGATCGTGGAGTATTCGCATTTATCACAAAAGGCTCAGATTGCAGATCGTATTAGAAGACAACAAGGCACAGCTGAACCTACAGAACAACAGTTACAGTTACAACAGTTCCAACTCGAGTCTCAAATCAGAAGCACGCAGCTTGAAATTGCTAAGATGGAAGCAGAAGTACAAAACCTACAATCACAAGCGCAACTTAATATGGCTAAAGCTCAATCAGCTGAAGCTGATCCACAGTTGAAGATTGCAGAACTACAGAGTAAAATTCAAACGAAACGAGAAGAGCTAGATCTAAGAGAGAGGCTATCTTCAATGACGAACGAAATGAGAAAGAATCAAAGTGATACGTCAGCAGCGGCAAGGTTAGCCACTGCTGCTATGAAGCCAACTAATAATAGGAGTTAAATATGGCAAAAGAAACCACAACAGAAAATGCAACTGAAGATACTTTAGTTTTTGATTCTATGCCTGGTGGGGATAAAAAAGACCCACAAGGAACTGATTCATTTACAGTTGATTTAGATTTTTCAGAAGATACAACAACCGAGGATATAGATCCTGTTGCTACGGAGGAGCAAGAAGTTGAAGAAGAAACCACAGAAGAACCACAGGCTGAGAGTGAAGAAGCTCAACCAGAGGAAGTTGAGGACGAAACAGAAACAGAAACAGTGGACGAAGCAGAAAGTTCAGTTGAATCAGAACCAGAAACAGCAGACGAGGAAGCTGTACAGGGAGATGTACAACAAGTTGAAGAGGAACCTAGTCCAGTAGAGGAGAAAAAAGCACCAATGGTGCCAAAATCTAGGTTAGATGAGGTGTTAGCTAAGCAAAAAGCTTTGCAAAAACAGCTAGATGACCTGCAAACTGCTAAAGTCGAAGCTGTAACTGAAGCTCCAGAATATGATTTTGCCGCAAAAGAGGCTGAGTATCAGCAGTTTGTGTTAGATGGCGAGTCAGAAAAAGCTATTGCTTTAAGAACTGAGATAAGAAATGCTGAAAAACAACAAATTATGTTTGAAGTACAGCAAACTACTGCTCAAAACATTCAACAATCTACTGAAGCACAGTCTTTACAAGCTAAAGCTACCGAATTAGAGGCTCAATATCCTATTTTTGATATAAATAGCGCGGAACATGACCCTGATTTGTTAAAAGAAGCTCTAGATTTACGTGATGCTTTTATGATTCAAGGGTATGATGGTGCTTACGCACTAGAAAAAGCTGTAAGTACTACGTTAACGTTAAAAAAACCAGAATTATTACAAACAGAAGCCCCCAAAGTTGATCCAAAAGTAGCAGAACTTAATAAAAAGAAACAAACTGCTAAGGTCAGCGCTAAAATAGAGGCTTCACAGCAACAACCTCCTGCTATGAAAGGAGAAGGCGCTGCCCAAAGGGGTGATAAACCAGTTGATCTTAATAAATTATCTGAAAAAGAGTTTAATGCGCTTCCAGAAGAAACTCTTAAAAGGTTGCGTGGGGATTTTGGGTAAGCTAAGATAGAAGTTCGTTTGCTAAAACGATATTTAGCCCTCGTCGTGGAGGTAAAACACGTTACTCGTCAATCAAGACGTAAAACATGATCGAGCTCGTGTTCGTTACAATCACGTAGACGTTTCCCAACGATAAAGGGTAGACGGGTAAAAGTCGCCCCAGAATATAGCGACTGGTTAACTTTAATTATAAAGGTATATAAATGGCTAATACTAACTTTAGCGCGTTGACCAGTGAACAGCTCACCATCTGGTCTCGTGATTTCTGGCGTGTTGCTAGGAATATGTCTTTCATTAATCAATTCGCAGGTAGCGGACCTAACTCCATGGTTCAGGAAATTTCTGAACTTACTCAATCCGAGAAAGGAGCAAGAGCAGTGTTAACACTTCTTGCTGACATGACCGGTGACGGTATTGTTGGGGACAACACCCTAGAAGGTAATGAAGAGGCATTAAGATCCTTCGACATTGTCGTACAGCTTGATCAATTAAGATTTGCTAATAGGCTTTCGGGCAGATTGGCTGATCAAAAATCAGTTGTAAATTTCCGTGAGCATTCTAGAGATGCACTTGCTTATGCAATGGCTGATAGAATAGACCAACTTGCGTTTTTATCGCTAGCTGGGATTGCATACACTAATAAAAACAACGGAGCTTTGAGGCCTGTTCTTACATCAGGACAGAACCTTGGGGATCTTACGTTTAATAGTGATGTAACTGCACCAACAAGTAATAGACACAAAAGAATCAATGGTAATGATCTTGCCGCTGGTTCTGTTACATCTATTACTGCTTCTGATACTTTGAAGTACAGGCACATCGTCGATCTAAAAGCTTTTGCTAAAGATCAGTACATCAGAGGTATGAGGGGTGCTGGCAACGAAGAAATGTATCATTTCTTTGTTTCTCCGCAAGTAATGGCTGACCTTAAACTCGATTCAGACTTCTTATCAAACGTAAGAAGCGCTGGTATCAGAGGACCAAACAACGAACTATTTGCTGGATCTTCTAGCTTAATGGTTGACGGTGTTATGGTTCATGAGTTTAGGCATGTATTTAACACATCAGGTGCTACTAGTGGCTCCAGCAGTGAAGCTGGCTCCGCTGGATATAAAGGTGGGTCTGGTGCAAACGTTGACTACGCGTCATGTCTATTCTGCGGTGCGCAGGCACTTGCAATGGCTGACATTGGTCTTCCAGAAATAGTTGAAGATACTTTCGACTACGGAAACCAAAACGGTATTTCAATTGGTAAGATTTTTGGTCTTAAGAAACCTAAGTACAATTCTGACGTAACAGGTCAGGCTGAAGACTTCGGTGTCATAAGATTAGATGTCGCATTCTAATTGTGATAACATTTTACAGGTGGCTAGCGTTACGTTAGTCACCTGTATTTTTTTAAGGAGTAATTTATGAAAGTAGTATTTGATCAAGACACATATGTAGCATCTACGTGGGGACATGCGGATTCTTTTGAGGCAGGTGTGCCTAAAGTGGTAGGTAAAGACTTTGGGGTTTTATGTTTACAACAAGGAGCTAGAGAGCTAGACGATACGGAAGAAGCTGTAGTGGCTGAACCCGTTGAAGAAGCTCCCGCTGGAGATGCTGTGGTAGATTTAGAGTCTATGACAAAAATACAGCTAGAAGAGTACGGTCGTACTATAGGTATTGAGTTAGATAGACGTAAGACTAAAGCTAACTTAATAGAAGAACTAAAGGCTGCAATTAACTAAATAAAACATGGGAACACTTACGGGGGCTAATTTAATAACTAGAGTTCAAGACACTTTACAAGACACTACTAGTGTCAGGTGGTCTGAAGCTGAACTTCTTAGATATCTAAACGATGCGCAACGTGAGGTTGTCAATTTAAGGCCAGATGCTTCTGCTCTTACGGCAAATGTTCAGTTAAGCACGGGTACTCTACAGACCATTCCCACTAATGGGTTACGTTTATTAAAGATAACTAGAAATATGTCTGGCACTAGTGGTAGTGCTACTGGAGGTCGGGCTATTCGAATAGTTGATTTCGACATACTTAATACACAAGAACCTAATTGGAATGACCCAACTGTAACTGGGGATGCTGCCCATGGCACTATCGTAAAACATTACGCTTTTGATCAGGATGACCCTAGAAAGTATTACGTCTATCCTGGTGTGTCTGGTAATGCGTATGTAGAGATTGTTTATTCTAAAACACCTGATGATTTTAGTTCGACTTCATCTACTCTTGATATTGATGATATATTTGCAAACGCCGTAGTGGATTTTGTTTTGTTTAAATCCTATTTAAAAGACTCTGAGTATGCAGGTAATGCAGTTAGAGCTAATCAACACTATGCTCTTTTCAATAACAGTTTAGGTCAATCAACAGCTGCTTCAAATATTAGTAACCCTAATCTTGATTATGCTGCTAATAATATGGGTGCTGGAGTAGGAGGATGATATGGCTACGTTTGATTCACTCGTAAAGGAAGTACTACCTTACGTTCCTGGATGTCCTGATACCTTAGTAGAAACAAACTTGCGGTCTTCTACTATTGAGTTGTGTGAGAAGTCTAAAGCGTACGTAGTTGAGTTAGATGTAATAAGTAGTATAAGTGGAGTATTCGAATATGAATTCGATCAACCCACTGGTACTGATGTCCATCAAATTTTATGGATGACATATGATGGAGAGGACATGGACCCTACTAGTCCTCGTAGTCTAGAACTTAATTATCCAGATTGGAGAGATAGAACTGGTATACCCGAAGTTTTCTTACAACAATCACCTGATCTTTTTTATGTAGCACCAGTTCCTAACGCTACAAAAACTAATGGTTTTAGAGTAAGTGTGGCATTAAAACCTACTCGATCCTCAAATAATATAGACACTGATTTTTCTACAGATTACAGAGATGGGATTGTGTTCGGTGCTTTATGGAGATTACTACGAATTCCTGGTAGAGAATGGAGTGACCCTAGAGCTGCCGCTGATTATAGAAATCTTTTTGATGAACAAGTTCGAGAAGCTGAAGCTAGAGCTCGGGCTGGGGATCAAGGAGTTAGAAGACTTGTTAAATATAAAGGAGTTGGACTGAATCCAAGAAAAAGGTATAGAAGATACGGTAAGGAGATAGATTATTAGTGAAGATAATTTTATTTTACCAAAACTCACAGACATACGTAAGTGTTGGGATGAGGTAAAAGTAGGAATAGAGTCAATAATAGCGGATGACCCTAACCTTAGCTTTAGACCAGAAGATGTATATAGCGAATGCGTCAATGGTAGAGCAGAGCTTTTTACATCTCCAATGGGATTTCTAGTCCTTAGTACAGAGGTTGATCCGTTCACAGATGATCGAACTCTGTTAATTTGGATAGCGTATGTGTACGAAACTGGTAAACATAACTGGATGAAACATGTACAATGGTTTGAAGAGCTTGCTCGTAAGGCAGGCTGTAAATATATAGAGGCTAGATCTTCTGTTCCGCAGATGGAAGAGTATGCATTAGGACAAGGGTTTAGCTTGAATACAAGAGTTTATACGAAGGAAGTAAATGAGTAATAGACCTAAGAAACAAGACTATAAACCTAGTGAGGATGAGAAAATTTCAGCGTCTGTAGCATTAGCAGAGAAAAACTATTTTGATGAAAACTACGGCCCTTTACTTCGTAGGCTAAGGGATATTACAGATACCCAAGATTTTTCAAACATATCTACTGGAAGAGCAGGTGCTGATGTAATGCAAGGTTTGACTGGCAGGACTAGTTTACAGAGAGCTATTTCTGTAGACGCAGCAGCTGACCTAGCTTCTGCGGCAGGTTCACAGCAACTAGAAGCCGAACGAACTGCTCTAGCGGCTAAACGGGAAGGGCAAATCGGAGTACTAGGCACTGCAAGAGGGCAACAAGCAGATGCAGTTTCAGGTTTAAGTAGAGCCGCTAATATTCAATCTACAAGTGATTTAAGTAGAGCTAGGGATAAACAGATGATTGCAGATGCTAGACTTGCTGCCGGGCTTAATGTTGGTGGTACCCTTTTTGGCCAAGGAATACAAAATAGACGAAGCATGAATGCACAAGGCCAATATGGTACTTTTTTCAGCCCAGCTGGTTTAGGGACACAGACTGCAGATGGTCCATTAGGAAGGCTTGATGTGGGTAGATTTGGTAGATACACTTTAGGTGGAGAAACGTACGGATGATAGAACAAGAAGTTATAGGACTCGGGGATTCATCTGTTTTGTCTTTGCCCGAAGTTACTGATCCAGAAAAAACCTACGCAGACATTACTCGTTCTGATTACGAAAACTATGTAAGAGATTTTAGAGATTTTGAAGAGCGTCTTTTAGAGGACTCTCAAAGTGATACTAGTTTGTTAGACGAAGCACAGGAAACTGCGGCTAGGCAAACTGAAATTGCTAGAGGAATCCAACAAAGAAATATAGAAAGGTATGGTGGGGCTGGTTTAACAGCAGTGCAAAAGCAAGAACAAGCCAAAGCACTTAATTTAGCTGGAGCTACAACTACTACTGGTATGTTGAACAATGCAAGAATATCACAGGATCAAATAAATAGGGCTACTCTAGCCGATCTTATTAACATCGGACAAGGAGTAAATAGAACGGCGCTGACCAGTTTAGGAGATTCTTCGGCTATGGCGGCTAATAAAAGAAACGCGTATAACAGCGCAAAAGCAGCGCATAGAAGTCAAATGATTGGGTTAGGAGGTAGTTTAGCGTCTGCTGCACTATTAGCATTCGCAATCTAAAAAAGTATTATGGCGCTCAGAGGAGATAGATTAGGGGATGTATTTTTAAGCGGCTTAAGTAGAGCTGCCGGCATAGAAACTAATAAAGAACAGTTAGGGGTTTTGCAACGTCAACGCAGACGTGAGCAAGGACAACAACTTAATAATGAGTTCATTATGGCTGATGTGTTTACTTTAGATCCTCGAAAAGGAACAGAGGTAAACTTAGAAAAGTTACATAACTTTAGCACTCAAAGTTATCTTGATTTAGTTAATTCTCCTAATAAAGGTCGAGCGTATTACGACGCAGATGGTAATGAAGTAGTTGGAGAGTTTGCAGGCAAACCTAGACAAATAGAGACAGAAGACGGGCCTCGTTTTATTTTAGAAATTAGAAAAAAGAACGGAGAAATAGTTCCAGTTACTTTAAATAGATCATCAGATCCAGATGATAAGCCAGCTCTTGTAACCCAAAGTCAACTTGAGCTTATTTATGAAGGATTATTTGATAATCAAATAGCTAGAAATGGCATATCTGGCAGTGCGGTAGGCAAGTGGAGAAGAGATTTAATATTCGATACTGCTGAAAATCAAATTAAAGGAATAGCAAGTTCACTACTTGATGACGCAGATGCTCCTCCAGAAGCTGTTATTAGTGGAATTGCGGCTCTTAATGAGCAAATAGAACAGTTAAACCCAAGCCGTGGATCACAACCAACTGGCTTAGAATCTATTCCTGTTCCTACTCGACAGACACCAGAGACAGAAGATGAGCCCCAAACCACTACAGATCAAAGAAAGTCTAGTAGAGCTTCTCAAACAGCTTCTGATGAGACACAACAACTTATAGAAGCAACGGGTGCTCCTGTTAGTGAGTCAGAAACGCAATCTGTAGGGGACTTATCTCCAGAGGATCAAGAAACTTGGGGTAATTGGTGGAACGGTTTAAGTACTACGGATAAAGCTTTACTTGTTTCTAATGGATTGTTACTTGTTCCTGGTGCTGGATTACTTGCGGGAGGAGTTGTACGAGGAGGCATAGCTGCTATTAGGTTTGCTCCTAAGTTACTTACGGGTATAAAGAACCTTGCCGTTAAGTCAGTTACTAAACCAAATACAGCTCTTAAAAGAGGGCCGGGACAACCTGGTCAGCCTTCAGCTTTTACTATGAGAGATCCGGGTGTAAGTGGAAAAGATAGAGTCCTTTCTCCAACTCGCGCAATTGCAACTTCTACTGCAGCTGGTGGAGTTATGGCTGGGGTCAACGCTATTAGGGGCACTGGAGGAGAAACAACTCAACAAACACCTGTGTTTAATGAAGGTCAAACTAACGCTGTTTTCCAAATTCCAAATGACCCTGAAAAAGCAATTGAATGGTTTGCTAATCCTAAAAACCAAGAGTTCATTAAGCAGTTAGATCAAGACACTGTCCAAGGAGTTAAGACTCTTTTAGATGACTTAGAAATTAAAAAGAAAGAGGACTTAGTAAAAGCAAAACAAGATGGAATTATTTCAGATGCTAACTATAGGGCTGCTTCTATTATGATTGCTACAGCTTCTTCTTTTGACCCACAAGTTCAACAAAATTTGTATAACGCTTTGATAAACGAAGGTGAAACGGGCAACCCAACCTTAACGAGAGATGATCTCAATAAAACTAGTATCTCTAAGGGTAATTTAGATGTTGCCAGAAGTAGGTTAGCTATGGAAATTGAAGATAGGGACGACATTTTTGATGACCTAAAAGAGGCGTTTACTGCTGGAGTTGTTGACGGCGAAAGGGATTTTGGAAACGCAGACTACATAGCAAAAATGAAAGTATCTGGCATTCAGATGATGGACAAAGTTAGGAACAACAAAGCTACCACAAAAGAATTGGAAATGTACGACACAATGGTTATGGAGCGTATGTTGGATGAAGCCCAACGTTTAGGTTCTGAAAATTGGAAAGACTGGTTCTTAGATTGGATTGCTAGAAGTAGCGCTAATGCAGATACTATTAGTTCAGGGTTTGGAAGCATAAGAGCTAAAAGAAGAGATGATGAGTCTATAGAAAGTGTGGTGTTTACAAACTTAAATACTAGAGGCGGTAGGAATGAAGCTGAAGAAAGTATGTCTTATGCTGATTTTGTTAGATTAGCTGGCAGCGAAGAAGCTGCTAATTATATTATTGCAAGGACTGGGAGCTAGTTCGTGTGGCAAAGGTTAAACCAGCTTACAAAGAAAAACTAGGACAAGAATCCCTAACGCCTCCTGCTTATAGAGAAAACCTAGAAAACATAGGTGCAGATGTTACAGACCCTGTAGAAATATTTAAGAAAGGGGTATCTTCTGGAGCCTACAATCTAGCAGCAAACTTAGAGTACTTTAAAGGTATAGGTAATTCGATACTTGGAGACCAAAAAGCCCTCGCTGATAATATAAAAGAAGCTGAATATTTAGAAGAACAGGGCGCTATAGAGCTAGGCGATGTTCAACAATTCGATGAATTCTTAGATAAACCTACTTTTGGTGGATTTATAGGACAAGTATTTAGCGCAACAGGTCAATTTGCACCTTCTGCTGTTGCTAGTCTTACAGCGGGTTTAGCAGGAGCAGGTGCAGGTGTAGTAGTAGCTGGGTTAAGTGGCGTTACTAGAGGGCTCGTTAACAACGTAGCTAAACAAGAAATCAAAAGAGCCTACTTAAAAAAGATGAAGGGCCATACCTTAAGTAAAGACGAAACTGATTTACTTGAAGGTTCGTACGGAGCTTTTAAAGCTATGCGTTTAGGCACCGCTGCGAAAGTTGGAGCGGTCGCAGGTGCAGTAGCTCAAGAGTATCCGCAAGGTGCAGGTATAGCATTCGGAACTTATAAAGATCAAGACATGATAGACCCTGTATCTGCCTTTAGAGCGGGCGCGATAGGTGTGCCATTTGCTGCTATTGGTGTAGGGGCTGAAGCCTTAGTATTTAAAAGTCTAACAAACATTCTTAAGAACAAAGGCTCTGGCCCTGTACATAAACGTATTTTATCTGCTATTGGAGAAGGCGCAGGTAGAACTGGAGTAGTTGAAGGTATTACAGAAGGTTTGCAAGAAGAACTTACAATACAGCAAAGATTCCAAATCGATGAGGATTACCAACGGTCTCAAGCTAATCTAGATAGAGCACAAGCTGTATTTGCTGGTTTCTTTGGTGGTGTGGGTATAGGTGCGGCTGGTGGCACTATAGCAGGTGGACTTCAAGCCGCTACAGGTAATAGAGTAATGGAGAAAGCTAGGGAACAGCTTACTGAAGGATATAGGCAAAAACAGTATGAAGCTTTTTTAAAGGAACGGTACGGTACAAAAAACATTGGAGAGGTAGCTCCAGAACCCAAAGCATGGATAAAAAGGCAAATAGAAGCTATATTTGACCCGACTAATTCTAAAGACTCTATTTTTATAGACAGAGCTAGCATAGGTATTTTTAATGATGTACTACGAGAAAACCCAGAATTAGAAGCTCGGTTGAGTCAAATACCTAACCATTCTGCAGCAGCTGTAGGCAAACTGTCTGCCGGTTTATTGTTCAGCACAAATCAAGAAAAGGTAAACACTTTTAAAGAGTCATCTGATCAGTTTTTGTATGATAGTAATAAACAAGACGAAGTTCTAGTAGATATATTAGGATATGCTCATGGGCGTTTACCTGATGCGGATAGGGTTGTAGAGGTTAGGGATGAGCTAGGCAATGCAATCTGGTATCAATCTACTACAGAGGGGCAAGAAGAACTGGTTAAGCAGCGAGCTAAAGAACTGTTTCCAAATATTGAACCTGTCACGGTAGACATAGATGATCACCTTTCTAGGAGAAACCAAGGACCAAAGGCTAGAGGGTCTGGACCATTTGAGTTAGATGATGAAGGCGAGGTAGTACAAGACGATGGTATAACTGAAGAGGAAGAGCAAGAAGCCTTAGCTGCGTTTCGATTTGAGACTCCAGGTATTTCAGAAGAGCCAGGTATTAGGTCGGCTAATCAAAATGCTAGATTAACAGTTGAAGGTATTCAAAAAGGTGAAGGTTGGTCTAGAGGAGCATCGAGAGATACACAGTTGCAGACAGATGCCGCAGCTTATTTTCCTGCCTTTCCTCAGTATGCGGACAGAATGAACAGCGAGTTAAATCGTGGGTTTTACTCGGATGCTTTATTAAGGACTTATTTAAGAGTTTCAGAGAGAGCGCCTAATAATATTTATGTTATACAAGCTATAGATCCAGAAGCTGAGAATGTAAGGTATGAAATTAAAAGATTAAATACTACGGATGGGCAAGTAGATATTGGACTAGGAATACCTACTGCTGTAACTGAAGCTATAGAAACAGAAAAAGATAGAATTTTTAGAAAGAGTAAACCTACTGGTTGGAAAATACAGCCCCCAGGTATTAACCCACAAACGAAACAACCTTATAAAATGGTGCCAGTATATATGCCTGCCTTAACTATTTTAGGTAGAAGGATAAACACTAAATTGGGACTTGCTACACCTGAAGCAACTGAGTTACAAGGAGCGTTAGAGGGATTTAATACGATATTTGTAGAGTTGGGAAAACAGGGGTACAAGTTAGACTATCCTGGTAAACAAGGTGTTGGCCCTAACAGAACTCCACTACCCTTCGAACAGTCAAACGCTACTGTGTATCGTTCTAGAGGTAGAGACTACTCTTACAAACAACTACAACCAGGCGGTGGCTTTGTAACACCAGAACTTGCAAGTTTAAAAAACAAAGTTCTTGATGTTGACGCTGGTCTTTTGCAACAGTTAGGTATTACTGAAGAAGAGATTAACGAAATTGAAACTTTAGAGGAGTTAGAGAGTCTAGTTGAAGAAGAAATAAACCCTAATATATCTGAACCTCAGAACAGAATTATGACTTCTACTATGTTTGAAGGAGCAGAGTTTCCAGAGTTAGTTACCGGTAGACAACGAACAGATGTACAGTTTGAGGAAGGACAAATCTTTGTAGACGAAAATGAACCCCTGCTTTTGAGAACAGAGACTGTTACAGATGTAGAAGGTAATAGAAGTGAAGTACCAATTTTTCTTAGAGCTGGAGACCCTAATGCGGTAGTGTTAACAGACGAATTTAGAGCGGCGGGGTTTAAACCAGGTGACGTAGTTAACAGACGGGCAACAGCTAGAACAGTGACGGAAGAATCTACAGACTTTGCACCTCTTACACCAGAGCAACAAGCTGCAGAAGAATACAAAGCTGCTACATTTGATGAGTTAGGTAGTACCACAAGACGAACAGATCCTGGTAAGTTTGTAGATGTATTCCCATCTTTAGCACAAAGGCTAGGAGACCCTCAGTTTGTTAGTAAGTTGTCTTTTATAGCTAAGGATAGATTTAAACTTAAGAAAAGAACTAGAATATTTACATCAGACGTTAACTTTGACGAGGTACTTCCTTTAACAAAAAGCACTTTACCCAATCTAAACTATATAAAAGCTCAACAAAATATTCTGAATGATTCTACAGAGCGAGCTAGGTTTATATCGTTAGGCAAAGAAAACATAATTTTAGTTAAAATAGGTGCTAATGCTGGTTCTGCTGAGCAGGGAGCAGCGATGATAAGTATTGCTCATGAATTTGGTCACGCTGTATTTGACCAAGAGGTCACTAATAGTCTAACAACAGAGATTGGTAAAAAACTATATGCAGCCTTTGAAGCTGAAAGAGATGCCCCTAACGCTCCTGAAATGTATCAAGAGGGTAACCCCCATGCGTATGAAGAATGGTACGCCGATAAAATAGGAGGGTTTTTATTAGCAGAACTTAGGAATGAAAAAGTCAAAGCAAAGAATGGGGTTGAGTCTTATTTTAAACGTATTGCTAAACAGATAGCGGATGCGTTTAGGACTCTTAGTTCCGAAATAAGTAAGAGGTTTTCAGTTAATCCTGATTTTACAGACTACGCTCAAAACGTAGTTAAAACATATAAAGATGGGTTCGTAGACGTTACCCGTAACAAAGGCTCATATCAGCAACGTCGATATTCAAGGGCTATGGTAGATAACTTTGTTCCTAAAACTTATAAGAGCGCAGCGCAAAGAAGTTTCTTCGAGTCTCTTAAAAAAGCTTCTATAGAAATATTAGAAGATCCTTCAACTAGGGCTCCTCTTTATCTAAAGAAAGTATTCTATCCAGCTGATAATTTCTTAAAAGCTCTAGGCAAAGAAAAAAATATAGGTAAAGCGCTGGCTGCAATGTTTTACACTGCTAGTCAATCAGAAGGGGGCACAGGTCTCTTAACAGCTAACATCGTAAAAGCTAACGCAGAAGTTAATAAACTTAGCGCTATATTAGAGCTAGATGATGTAGCACAAATAACTCCTGAAGCTGAAGCTATCTTATTAGAAGCTGAGAACGATACTATTCCTACCGAACAGTTAGGTGAAAAAGCTAAACAAGTAAGAGAATGGCTTTCTGACTTCTACGATAGAGAAAACTTAGGTGCTATTTTTAATAATAAAAAGATAGAAAATTATTTCCCTAGATTGATAGCTGTTGCCGAAATTAGTGAAAACGTCGCTCTACAGGATTCCTTAGTTAATTTAATTGTACAAAACAACCCTAATACTACAGAGAAAGTAGCAAGAGAAGTGGTACAAGGGTTAATAGCAGAACCAGCAAATGCTCTGTTGGAAGGTAACGAAACGGATGGTGAGGGTAGATTTAATTTAGGATTAGCTAAAAAAAGAGCAGAGTTGTTTAAAAACATAGATACAAAAGATTTAAGAGATGCTCAACTATTAGAAGAACCAGCAATAGCGGTTCGTAAGTACTTATCCAACAGTATAAAACGTTCAGAGTTCAACAAACGTGGTGGAGCTAAAAGAGTACAAGAGCTTATAGACCAGCTATCAGAAAATGAACAAGGACATGCTATAGATGCTGTAGATGCAATCATGGGCAGGGTTAATCCAAACATGGGTGCTAATTTTAGGTTTATTAATAGTTGGGGCTTGGTTGCAAACATTACAACGCTCCTGGCGTTCGCTGTGTTTGCGTCTTTACCTGACTTTGCTGGGCCTGTTCTTAGGTCAAAAGAGTTTAGTGCGTTTGGTAACTTTGGTAGGGAGCTCCAATCTTATTTTCAAAACAGTGAGGAAGCCTCTAGATTTGCAAAAGATATAGGCGTGGTATCTACAGATGCTATAAATACTATGTATATCAATGCAGGTGAACTAGATTTTATGAGCAAGAATGCTAAATTCGTATCTGAGAAGTTTTTTAAGTACACAGGTTTAGAGTGGTACACAAGGTTTACAAGAATATTTGCTGCAGGTATGGGACGTAGGTTCTTAATGGAACATCAGATGAGAGCAGACCAAGGTGATGTAAGGTCGCAACGTTTTCTAAAAGAGCTCAATGTTACACCAGCGCAGATAAAAGCTTGGAATAACTCACAGAATGTAGAAGCACATCCTGAAGTTAAGTTGGCTTTAGCTCAGTTTGTAGATGAGTCTATCGTTAGACCAAATGCTGCTGAAAGACCAGTGTGGGCTTCTGACCCTAGGTTAGCTTTAGTTTGGCAACTTAAGTCTTTCTTTTACGCATACGGAAAAAATATAGTTGGTGGTGTAATGCGAGAGTCTAGCAGCAGAGTAAGAGAAGGTGCGGGTATGAACTCTGCAACTTTACCTCTGTTACTAGCCGCTAGTACCTTACTGCCGTTAAGTATGTTAGGGCTAGACCTTAGAGAAAGGTTTAAGGTAGGATTAGCATGGGCGTTACCAGGGGTAAGCCCAGAAGATAAGAACTACAGAAAGTCTCTAGATATGGAGTGGGATAAGTATAGTTTTGAGATCATAGATAGGTCAGGTGTGCTTGGGCCGTGGGCTCTAGCAGCACCGTTATTTATGGAAAGTAAACGATATGGAGATCCGTTTTGGATTAGTCCGCTTGGCCCTTCAGCTGAAAAAGCTTACGATTTATTGAAAGGAGATTTAGAGTTTGGAGACATGACTCCTATATACAATCAAATAGGAGGATTTGATTAAATTTAAGGTATAATTTTGAAATGGCATATTCGAGTACAGTTAAATTAGTAGTAGGTGATACTTTACCTGAGTTAAACTTTACCCTGAAAGACAGCAATACTGCGGCTTCAGGCAAGACTTTAGACGAAGAAGATAACACTACTTGGGCCGCTGTTAACCTAACAGGGGGCTCTGTAAAATTACGTATAAGAGAGGTAGGAACTACTACAGTTCTTTCTACCATAACTGCTACTTTGTCTAGCCCGTCTTCAGGCGAATGTAGTCTAGTTTTCCCCTCTGGGACTTGGACTGCTGCAGGTACATACGAAGGTGAGATAGAGTTTACTAAGTCAGACGGCAATATACAGACAGTTCAAGACTTTATTAAGTTTAAGGTAAGAGACGACTTCGATTAATGGCAACTAAAAGAAGAAGGGCTAAAATGCCCGCTAGAAACAAGAAGAACTTTCGTTCTACTAAATCTGGCGCGGGTATGACTAGAGCGGGCGTAAAAGCCTATAGGAGGATGAATCCAGGCTCTAAGTTAAAAACTGCTGTTACAGGAAAAGTAAAAAAAGGTAGTAAAGCTGCTAAGAGAAGAAAGTCTTTCTGCGCTAGATCAGCAGGACAGATGAAGAAGTTTCCTAAAGCAGCGAAAAATCCTAACTCAAGATTACGACAAGCTAGAAGACGTTGGAGGTGTTAAATGGCCTTCAAAGTCATTGTCGACTCTAGTAATTTACGTGTAGTAGTTGATACAGACTCTCTGGTTCCTGTATCAACTTTTCAAAATTTTAAATCTGTCCTGACATTTACAGATTTAGAGGGTTTATTACAATTTACAGATCTACAAGCTGCAAATGTATTCCTAGATGCAGATACTAAAAACCTTTATTTTCTTGCTGCAAACAACTCTCCAAATGCAGAAAGTTTTTCATTTACTGACTCAGAAGTCTTAAGTGTAGGTCTTGCAAAAACAGATACCCCAGTTATAACAGAGGAACTAACTAAAGCTATGGGCGTTGGGCTTGCTGATGCCCCTA